AGTTAATGACCAAGTAAATGGTTCAAAAGCTGTATCAACAGCAGGTTCAGACGAGCTGTTATCTTCAATGAAACTTATTAAGTCTTCATTTGGTAACATCACAACTGGTTCTGCAGGAGATCATTCAATTCCTGTAGCAGCACGTCTACCAGGTGCAACAGCACTACCAACAGCAACTGTTTCTCCTGCCATGATGGTGGCACGTATGAAACGTTTGCTAGATCAACAACAAGTTGATTCACAAGGTAGATGGCTTGTAGTTGACCCTGTGTTTATGGAAATCATGGCTGATGAGGACTCAAGGTTCTTAAATGCTGATTTCGGTGAATCAGGTGCTCTACGTAATGGTCTTGCACTAAACAACTTTCATGGCTTCAGAATGTATGTATCTTCTAACCTACCATCAGTAGGTACAGGTTCAGGTACAACAGGTTCTGCAAACCAGAATGCTAACTTTGGTGTGATTGTTGCTGGACATGATTCTGCTGTAGCAACTGCAGAGCAGATCAGTAAGACTGAAACATATCGTGACCCTGACAGCTTTGCTGACATCGTTCGTGGTATGCACCTATACGGCAGAAAGATTCTTCGTCCAGAAGCAATCGTAACTGCTAAATATAACGCAGCGTAAGGGGAGATTGAATTATGGCTTTAGGTGATAATACACTTCAATCTGCTCGGGGAGCCAATGCTAACCCAGGTAGAAAACCTTACATGGTTCAAACTGTTTTGAATCTAGCAACTGCTTTGTCTGACAAAGGTAGCGCATTAGCTGCTGCTGATGTCATTCCAGTAATGGCTGTCAAAAAAGGAACCATGATCCTTAACGCAGGTATTGAAGTTGATACAGCTTCTGATGGTTCTACATTTACTGTAGATCTAGGAACAGGTGTAGATGCTGATGTATTTGTTGACGGATTTGATGCTACCTCTGCAGCAGCAGTTGTTGCTCAGAACCCTGCAGCTTATCAGCCAGTTATGGCTGTTGCAGATGACAACATCGACTTGACAATTGCTTCACTATCTGGTGGTGCAGTTTCTTCAGGTAAGTTGCGCATCTGGGCAGTTATGATGGACTGTACAGATCAGGGCAATGATGGCACTGCTCAAGAAGTAGCACGTGACAATGCATAACTAACTTAGGGGGGCAGGGCAACTTGCCCCTTTAACCTTATCTAAGGGATTTTTTTATGGCAACTTATGTAACACTAGTTAATCAACTTTTAGTTCGTTTGAACGAAGTGACATTGGATACTGCAGGTGATGGATTTGGAACAGTACGTAATGTTCAAGCACTTGCTAAAGATGCTATTAATAACTCCATTAGAAATATAATACAAACTGGACAAGAGTGGTCTTTTCTTAAAACTACATACACTCAAACATTAACAGCAGGAACAAGGCTATATGCTTTTCCTGCTGATTTTGCAACTGTAGATTGGGATACTTTTTATTTAAAAGAATTAGGATCTGCAAATAATACACCTAGTTTTCTTCCTACAATATCTTTTGAAGAATATACACAAAGGTTTCGTGGGTTAGATGATCAAGGAGATTCTGGTTCTGGTATATCTGCACCTGAAAGAGTTTATCAAACGTTAGAATCAAAGTTTGGTGTAACTCCTGTACCAAATAATAGTTATCAAATAGAATACGTATATTGGTCATTTCCATCTGATTTAACTCTATTTAATGATACGTCTGTAATACCCGACAGATTTAATCACGTAGTTATTGATGGTGCTATGATGTACATGATGAGATTTAGATCTAATGATCAAAGTGCCGCTGTTCACCAACAAAACTTTCAAGATGGAATACGGTCAATGAGACGAATACTTATGGATGATCCACTTGATATTAGATCGACAGTAATACAAAGAAATAAATCATTTAGTAACACTATTAGTAGTATTGTGTAATGCCAGAAAATTTAGCCTCTTATAAAGTCTACTGCGAAGGTGGGCTAAATACAAACAGGGATGTGTTGTCACAAGGTGAAAGACAACCTGGTTCTGCAACACTTCTTGTTAATTATGAACCTGCTATTACTGGTGGTTACAGGCGTATAAGTGGATTTAGTAATGCTTATGGTACAGTAACAGGCACAGGAAGTGTTTTAGGTGTTTGTGTAGCAGATGGTATTAATAATGGTATACTAGCTTGCCGTAAACCTTCTAGTGGTAATAATTATTTACACTATTGGAATACTTCTACATCAGCTTGGGTAGCTGTTACTACTTCTGGTTCACCTACAATGGTAGGTGTATCTAAAGTTAGATTTACAAGGTTTAATTTTGGTAGTCCAAAGGTATTACTGACAGACGGTATAAATCCTGCAGCTACTTATGATGGTTCAACTTACACTCAAATTACTCATGCAGATGCACCTACAGACCCTAAATATTCCGCAGTATTTCAAAACCATGTGTTTTTAGCAGGTGATCCTGCAGAAAATACAAACTTATACTTTAGTGCTCCTAATGCCGAAACAGATTATAGTGCAGCAAATGGTGCAGGGGTAATAAATGTAGGCTTTCCAATTGTAGCTATTAAGTCTTTTCGTGATCAGCTTTATATATTTGGCACTACAAATATTAAAAGACTTTCTGGTAATAATATAGCTAATTTTATTCTTGAAGAAGTAACAGATGATCTTGGGTGTTTAGCTACAGATAGTGTAGTAGAAATAGCAGGTGATTTGTTATTTTTATCGCAGGATGGTTTAAGACCTATTTCAGGTACAAATAAAATTGGTGACGTTAATCTTGAATCAATGTCAAAAAATATTCAGTCTATTTTTACAGACATTGTGTTTGACATTGACCTTGAGGGATTATCAAGTGTTATTATTCACCAAAAATCCCAGGTAAGATTCTTTTTTGCTGCAGCAGATTCTCAAGGTATTATTGCAGGATTTAGGCAAAACAGTCAAACAGGTCAATTAGGATTTGAATTTGGACAGTTATTAGGACTTGAGGCTACTTGTGCAGATAGTGGTTATATAGGTCAAAATGAATTTGTAATACATGGAGATAGTACAGGTAAAGTACACAGACAAGAACAAGGTAATAGTTTTAACAACGTAGATATATTTAGTTTATATCAAACTCCTTTTCTTCATATGCAAGACCCTGAACAACGTAAAATATTTTATAATGTAGCTACGTATTTACGTTCTGAGGGTGATAACGAATTGACAATGTCTGTGTTATATGACTATGAAGATTTTAATACTTTAGGTCCAACAAACTTTACTTTAACAACAGAAAATGCTGCTGCTTACTATAATGAGGCTTTATATAATAGTACTGCAGTATTTGATGGAAACCCTGCACCTGTAAAACGTACTAATGTTTCAGGCTCAGGTAAATCAGTAGCTTTTAAATATGTAACAAACGATACCAATGCATCACACAGTATTCAGGGATTAGTAATTACATTTGGGGTAGGAGACAGGTTATAACATGGCAGGTTATTCAAGACAATCCGTAGCTGATATTATCGCAAATGCGGTGATTAAAGCTGCACCAGTAAACGCAGAATACAATGCTCTACGAGATGCATTTGCTTTTGCTACAGGTCATAAGCATGATGGTAGCTCTACTGAAGGTGCATATGTACCTCTTATAGCTGACACAGATGCACTAAACAAAGTTGTAATAGATACGTCTAATAACCGCATAGGTTTTTTTAGTGAAGTATCTTCTGCTGCAGTAGAGCAAATACGTATTCAAGATGGTGCTATTGTTCCTGTAACAGATAATGATATTGACCTTGGTGCTTCAGGTACAAAGTTTAAAAATTTATACGTAAACGGTATTGCAAGTATTGGTTCTATTACACTGTCAGGTGGAACTATAGATAATACTGTTATAGGTGGATCAACGGCTGCTGCAGGTACATTTACTACTATGACCGCAACTACCGTAGACATAAACGGTGGTGCAATAGACGGTACAGCAATAGGTGGTACAACTGCTGCTGCTGCAGATTTTACTACTATGGATGCTTCAGGTAATGCTACTGTAGGTGGTACTCTTGGTGTTACAGGTAATGTTACAATGGGTGGTACATTAGCAGTAACTGGTACAACTGCTCTTACAGGTACAGCAACTATTACCTCTGCTGACATTAACTCTGGTAGTATGGACAACACTACTATCGGTAACACAACGGCTGCTGCAGGTACATTTACCAACCTTACTTCTACAGGCACATCTACTCACGCTACTGTTGATATTAACGGTGGTGCAATTGATGGTGTTACTATTGGTGGATCATCTGCAGGTGCAGGTACATTTACAGACTTAACAGCTACAGGTACAACTACTGTAACAACTGCAGACATAAATGGTGGTAACATAGATGGTACAATTATTGGTGCTTCTAGTGCTGCAGCAGGTAGCTTTACAACTGTATCGACATCTGGACAAGCTACTTTAGCAACTGCTGATATTAATGGTGGTAATATTGACGGTACTATTATCGGTGCGTCAAGTGCTGCTGCTATAACAGGTACAACTATTACAGGTACAAGCCTTGTAGGTGCTGTTACAGGTAATGTCACAGGAGATGTAACAGGTGATGTTACTGGTGACGTGACAGGTAATTTAACAGGTAATGTAACTGCAGGTTCTGGTTCGTCCACGTTTAACAACGTAACTGTCAATGGCACACTAGATGTTACAGGTACAACAATTGCTAACGTTACTGATCCAACTTCTGCACAAGATGCTGCCACTAAAAATTATGTTGACACAGAAGTAGCTGCACTTGTTGACTCTGCTCCAGGGACACTAGACACTCTAAACGAACTAGCTGCTGCTCTAGGTGATGACCCAGACTTTGCTACAACTATTACAAATAGTATAGCTACCAAGTTACCACTAGCAGGTGGTACAATGTCTGGTGCTATAGCTATGGGTACATCTAAGATTACAGGTCTAGGTGATCCTACTGCAGCCCAAGACGCAGCAACTAAAAACTATGCTGACACTACATTCTTAGCTTTGTCTGGTGGCACTATGACAGGTGCTATTGACATGGGTAGTGCAAAGATTACTACTACCTAC